TCTTTGGTCAGAGTGGATGTCCGAGATGCTCACGTTTGAAATTACGCTTCCTCCGCCATACTGTTCCAACGACACCACTCCGGCATAAAGGTTGTTTGCCAAGTCTCCTGTGACTTGGACTTCTTGGATTTTAACATTGTAAATCTGAGCGCCATCATCATAGCTTTCAAGCCTTACCGCTCCGTTGGCGTTTGTCGCCAGTTCAAGCACCACTCCTGATATGGTTAGATTATAGATGCCACCTTTTGATCCATTGGCGGAATTATTATGTGATTCTATGTATAATGCGTCATAAGCATTATTACCAGAATGCCAGTTATAGAGGTGTTGCGCTACAACGTTTGAAACCCCTTGGAACACAATGCCCAAACCGCCGCCGTTGTAAGCCGAAAGTCCGTCAATCTTGATATTGCTTCCGCTGATAATAGTCAAAATAGAGGAAGCTGTATTGCTTGTCTGTCCAACTGCAACGTTATGGACGTATTGATTCACTTGGTCAGAGTAAATAAAATCCCATCTCAATGCGCCGTTGTGCGAAGGGTCTCCGCATTCCTCAAATCCGATGGAGTCGATGACGGAGTTTGAATAGCCTGCGTAAAGCGTAGTGCTATTTGTCAATATCGATCCAGACGTGAATCGGCTTAACCCCTTGTCCCATACCGGTGATCCGGCGAGTCCGATAAGATTAACGGGTCTCGTAATGTAACCCGGAGTGTTAAAGACTCCCGCTCCGATGTAAATTGTATCTCCAGAAATGGATGAACCATAAGCATTTGCCACGGCGTTGAAACCAGAACCAAATGAACTCAGATTCGTTCCACTCAACAACCAAACCTCCCTTATCGCACTCCTATTCGTTAACTGCGATTGAAGCGCCGCGTTGGTCTGGACAATAGCATTGCTCCACGCGAGATTGGTCAATTCCATCTTGTTAGTCCAGATGCTATAATCCGTATACAGAACATACCTGGCGTCTGCCGTGCTGATTGTCCACGTCGCATTGGTTCCGGCTCCGTCTGTAATGCACTCTGTGACGTTGATTGTCAGGTTGGTTTGCGAGCTTGTGATTGCAAAGTTGAATTGAACGGCGCTTCGGCTGGTTGTTATTGTCGCCGCGTATTGAGCGGGAACTAGCCGAACACTCGCGGTCCCGTTTGTGAAATACACAGTTCCTGAATCAAGAAGAACGAGCTTGCCGTCGAAGGTGACTATGGTCGTGTTTGCCAGCGCTGATTTTATTGCCAGTGAAGCGTTGCGGTTGGTGTCCAGATGCAAATCGGACAGATTGAAAATGACAGTGGCTGGCTCGTTGCAATAGACGTTGCCAGCCAAAGACAAAAATATGGCGAGTAAAATAGCTCTCATCAAGAGAGTCGCGTTCATCACGCCCGGCGCGGGGTGCCCGCTGGGTAAATCATCTCCAAGCCAAACTGCGCGGCCCACGTATTCGGGTTTTGGCCGATGACGCCCACGCGCAGAACGCAGTTGCGCAGGTGGCCGTTGGGGTTGGTTTCCAGACCACCGGTCGGGATGGATTCACTGCCGATGGGAATCGCGTTCGCGTTGTCAACATTGCCAAGCCATTGGTATTGGGCTATCAGGCCGTCGCTGACAAACTCGATGGCGTCTGGCTTTGCGTCTGAGCCGTTAAGCGTGCCGTAGTCGCCATAAGTAATTCGGGCCACAAAGTAATATTGCGGCGCTGGGTTGGCATGGTACGCCGCCGTGCGCAGCGCGGTAAAGGTGTAGCCTTCAAAATCGTATTGTCCTCCTGACAAGTCCACGCGCCAGCCGCAAATGGCGCCAGCCTCATCCGTTGAGCCTGCTAACACGCCAATGTTTCCGCCGACGATATGGAATCCAGACCATCCCTGGCCGGACGTCGGCGTGTCGCCGGAATCGTCCACGCTCACAACCCCGGTGTCAGGCGTCGCGGCGGCCCAGGCCGTCTGGTGCATGTTGTATAGCCGTGCGGCAAGGTTGTCTTTGTCCGGCGTCCATGACTGAGCAAGGAACTCGGCCAGTTTCGAGTTGAAAACGCCCACTGCGCTCCATTGGTTTGTGAGCGCGCGGGTCAAATTATCGCTTGTAAAGTAAGTAGTATGGCCAGACCAAGCGGCATCTGTTTGCGAATCTTTCGCCCACGTCAAATTTAAATGACTAATATTATGCTGCCAAATAGGAGGCGCTGTTGAACGGGCTGGCAGTCCAATCATGCGCCAATAGTTTCCACTTGGATAGGTGACGCTCTCGGTGGAAGATTCAGAAGAACTTCCTTGCGATACATGGCCTGTGCCCGACCACGCTACCGGAGTCGCTCCGTTCGGAGTATAAACGTCGCTCAGATCGGTGTAGAGATTGAGCGACGGATCAATTGGTACGTCATTGACGTCGGTCCAGGAAGGGAATGCTGTGAACGGCAAAAAACCGTAGGCAAAAAACGGCGGTTGATAATAACTCGTGTCAAGCGTGTTTCCCACGAGCAGGAAATACGTTTTCACGATGTCCGGCGTCGGCTCGGGCGGGGCGTCCAGGGCGCTGTGCATCGGCGACATCGCCAGCGTGTGAAGTTGGCTGGCGCTCAGAGCAGGCATGCCGATGAGATTACTCATTGCACATACTTTCTCGCCCAGACGCGGGCGTCTTTTTCGATTTGCGTTAACTCGATGGACGAAACAAACACCCCCGTATGATCCGCAGAGTCAACATCAATTTCATCTCCCACCTGATAAGGAGGATAGACTTCCTCGATTTGCGTATTCGTGCCATCGCTGCTGTTTCGGTAGTTGTTCGAGTCGGCGCCAGAGATCGTGGAATAGGTGTAGGTGACGCCCAGAATGGTCTGAGTCGTTGCGATGGTTTTCCAGGCAACGCGCATTGGCAGGAGCTTCGCCACGTTGAACGCCGTTGCCCCGGCATGCATGGTTCCATTGGCGTCTTTGTAATATGTGACAACGCTCAAGTACAGATCCGAGATCGCGGTGATTTTGCAATGCTGCGCACCCCCGCCGCCCCCGGCGTCAATGACGACATCGGCCCGGGTTATTTGCCGCACAATTGCCGTGAGCGATGCCGCGCTCGTGGCAGTGTCGATCAATGCCACGAGGATGTAGGAGCTTCCCCAGCCAGCGCTGGGGGCCTCCGCGCCTGTTGCAATGGCGGGAGCGGTGGGATCGGTATTGTCGATCCAGACGTAAAAAACGGCCGTGCCGGACGGCACCACAAAATCAATTGGCGTGCTGGTATCGTAACCCGGCGCCGGAACATCCTCCGTGTCGTCTGGGTTGCTGTTTGACCCGTCCGTGCCGGTCACGTCAACGCCGTCCACCTTGCCCGCCCGCACGCGAAATGAGCGCCAGCCGACAGCCAGTTCGAGCGTGTCCGAAGGGGAGGCTAAAATCTGGAATGGAAAATAGCGGCTCTCGGCGGTTGTGGTCGTGGTTTCGCCGGAGTCGTCAAGTTCCAGCCGGACATCGTATTCACTCCAGGTCAACTTAAGGCCCGGCCCCACCTTCAGGCGCTTGATGCAGTTCACGAAACCGATAACGCTGTTAGCGAAACTCGTTGACAGGAAGCGCGGCGAGCCTCCTGGCGTCTGCCTGGGGAGTTCCGATGTGACTTGGCTGTTTGGTCTGGGCGGCATTATTGGGGTTGCACGTAGCGGGTGCAGCGCTCGAAGATTTGGCCCATCCAACGGCGATACTTTGACTCCTCAATTACAAGGAGGTTTGCTGTTGGATTTTGCAGCCATGTCAAATATGTTGCGGTGCTTGGAACTGTGCCGGTGCCCAGCATTGTCACGTAGGATTTGCCGATAACCGTCGCGCCGTTCAACATTGGGACGTAAAACTCGGTTTTTGGAATGATTGGCAACTCGGCAACCGAGCGGTAGCAATTTGTTCCAGGAGAGTTGTATTGCCGGTTGGTGTCAACGGTGAAGTATTCGTAAACGACGGAGCACATGACGGCTTTTGTCGTGGCGAGCCTTTCGGTGATGGTGTAGCCGCCGGAGGCGAGGGCTTTGATTCCTGGGTACGGATAGGTTATGGCGTCCGGCTCTGTTCTTGACTTGGGAATAGTTGCGTAGGTTCTGGACCACGATACCATTCCGCCGCCTTGCATGTCTTGCATGTCGCCTTCCTCGACAAGGACAGCCCCGGACACGGACGGGTGCTTGGAAAGGGTTGAGAGGGGAGACCAGTTGTCAATGTTCTGATTCCACCTGGACTTGAGCACTTTTGTTGTTTGGTCGCCGTTCGCCGAGAATGGGAGGGAGACGATTTCCGGCCCCTCCTGCCGTGCAACCGTCCAGTCAAAGTCCCGCACAATCCCGTTTGTTTCGTCGTATATGATTGCCATGCTGTTAGTCCGGGGCTATGACCCCGACTCCGTTGATGAGCGTCTGGTTTACAATATCCATCTTTTCGGAGAGGTCCGCCAACTGCTCCTGCTGCTTTTTCCACGGGTCACGCTCATTTGATTTGATGTCGTAAAGGCCTCTGCGGATGGCGTCGGCTTGAAAATACATGTTGTTGGCTCGTCCGACATTCCCGGATGCTGTTGCAGCCTCCGCGCCGGACTCAAGACGTTGCACTTGGCGGGCGTCCATGATCTCATTGTAGAAGCCTCGGTTTTTTCTGCGCATTTTGCTATTCACGCGCAAGTCGGCAAGCTGTTCAAGAGTCATGCGGCCCCGGTCAAACGGCTCGTCCTCCAAATCGGCCATGGAGCGCGAAATCTTCCCGCGCTCTTTTATCAACGACCCGAACTTCTCTTGAGCTTTTGCGAGTTGCTGCGCGGCGTCAATCTGCACTGTGTCAAGTTGCTTTTGTATCTCTTTTTTGCGAATAATATCAGTCTCAAGAGCAAGCTCGTTTTGAAGGCATCTCACTTTGTCTTCCGCAACTTTAAGTGAGCTGATCTCAGCGGCAAGCCCGCCGTCCTGGTCGTGGTATAACGCCTTGCGAGCCTTTCCTTCATTGTCAATTGCGGCCAGCTTGTCGCGCAACATCTTGTCTTTTTCGGAATTGATCTCTTTGTCAATATCTGCGAGTTTTGGCACTGACTCGGCGCGGGCGTTTAAAAACTCAACGCTTTGGCTTCCTTTGTCAACATACACTGCTCCAAGACTGTCTTTGATGCCATTGCGCCGCTGCTCAAGAGCGTCAAGCTTGTCCTGACCTGTCTTTTCCGAGATGGACTGCTTTTCAAGGATGTCATTCAGCCGTTCTTGCGCTGCCTTCTTTGCCTCTTCTTGCGCGTGGTACGCTTGACTTGTGCTAAGGTCCGCCTCAACAACAGGGTTGTCAAACTTCTTTACCATCCAAGCAAGGATACCAACTAAACTGGCTGGGTTCTTTGAAATCAGCATCCCTAATTTTACTGCCGCTATCTCACTTGCTTTACCGACTGTGCTTAATACCTTTCCAGCGCGTTCGAGAAGTTCCAGGTCTTCTTTGCTTATCACCTGCCAGCTGTTTTTGTTGGATTCAAGCCCAGCACGGCCCTGCATGAGCGCGGGAAGGAGCTTAGAGCCAAGCTTCTCGCCAAAGAAATCTGCGGCAATGGCGGCGCGAATGGAGCCATCGGCGGTGTGTTGGACGAGGTCCGCCACGTCGCCTAGCAATGTTTCGGTATCCTTGAGCTTGCCGTTCTGGTCTGTCAACGAAATGCCGTACTTGGCAAAAGGCCCGCCGCCTTCGAGCTTGGCCTTGCCTGCCTCCGTTGAGAATTTGCCGAGCGCTTTGTCCACTTGATCGCTGTCCAAACCAGCCCTTTTCGCGCCTATACGAAGACCTTGAATGCCCTCAGTCGAAACGCCAAGAGCCGCGGCTTCATTGCGTGTCTTTTTGGCCATGTCGCCAAGCTCTTTGACTTTTGAAATGACTCTGTCAACGGCGAAAAGCCCCATGACTGGCGCGAGCATCCCAGCCCCCAGGCTCGCAAATGACGACTTGAGCGTGTCGGCAGCTTTTCTACCAAACTCTGCTATACGTTTCTCTCCGCCCTTGAGCGCCTGGTTTAACATCGTTGTGTCGCCGCCAACCCGTATTTTTACATTTTCATCGCCCATTTATTTTGGCTTGTTGAGTTCGTCTAATATACGTTGCGTTACAGAATCGGAAATCGAATTGAACATGATTGCGTCCGGCTTGTTGCGGCGCTGCGCGGCGCGGTAGAGTTGTTGCAGGCGGCGGATCGGCTGGGTCATGATTTCATCGCATGTCCAGCCGTATTCACTGGCCAGGGAGTCAACGTGCAGCGCCATAAACGAAGCAAACGGTTTGCTGCGCTCGCCCGAGGATGATGGCGGGTCAATAAACGTGGTCTCGACATAATCCTCGATGGCGTCAACAACTTCGCCAAAACGCATTTTACGAAGCGACTTGGCGAAGGCTCGCATCTTTAGTTTTTTGCGCCAGCGCGACACGGACGGCGTGTTCATTTCGGACACCTGCCACAGAAAGGCCAGAATGTCCGCGATGGCTGGGGGGCCGGAGTTGACCACAAACGGGTTGTCAATTGCACACAGAGTCATGTAGTCGCGCCAAGTCATCATTCGGCACCAATGCCCGGCAATGCGCACTGGGTAGTCTAGGAACGCCGCATCGCGCATGGACGCCTCGCGTTGCCTGGCCGCGTGCAAGTCCTGCTGTGCCTGCTCCGGGGTCATAAACGTTAAGCCGACGCGATCTTGCGCGAGAATGTCAGGGTCTGCTTTTTGACGCCGCCCTGTTCCTCGGGAGTTGACACGTCGTCAACAATCCAGACTTCAGTGTCAATCGTAGTCGTTGCGCCGACAACCGCAGCTGTCCCGTCGGTAGGAAATTGAACCGTAGCGGTAGCCGACGGTAAATCGGGAATAATCGCCTGTCCGTTCGGGATGTTTTTGTTATCCTTGGAAACAACTTTCGTGGTCGGATAGTGCGGATTCCAACTTTCAGCGACATAGGACTTTGCCGTGCCGCCTGTGCCAGGGGCTGTTATCGACAAGACCCGCGTTCCAAAAAGTGTGTCTGTTATTACGCCGTCGTATGTGACAGCGGTGTTTGTGTTTGCCATAAAGCTTTAACCTTTCTAAAAAGGCGGCTTTCATCACGAGGCGGGCGCGGCGGGCACTGGCGAGTCGGTGGGTGTGAGAGTGGAGAGCAGTCCTGGGTGGATTCCAATGACAAGAGCAAATGAAAGCGAGGTCCAATCCTGGTTGCGGTCATCTACAATGTGTTGGTCTGACGCCTGCGGCTTTGCCATCACGATTTTGTGATAGAGCAGAAATGAGTTGAGCGGATTATTTTGTTGATAGTTGCCACGGGACATCAACGCTCGGAGACGCCCAATTGTGACATCATGCGCCGTCCCGTTCTTTTGCCGGTTGGTCACGATATTGAGAAACAGGTTTGCGTTGAATTTCTGCTCAGTCAACGCGCCGTCGGCAAGAGGGACGTAAACACCCATTCCGCTGACGCCAGACACGCCTACGGCGACGTATGGTGTCTCGACGGTCTGTGTGTCCTCAAATTTGTACGCGGTGATGCCGTTGGCAGCCAGGAACGCGACAGCGGCTTGGCTGATCCACATTTCAATTTCGTAAGCTTGTTCAAGAGTTGGTGTGCTCATCGTAGGAGGAGTTTGTCTTTCTTGCCTTTGACAAATAGTTTAAATTCGTAATTCATTTTCTTGACTCGTGCGCTAACGGCGCGGCGAATGAGACCAGAATCCTCGCAGTTTCGGACTACAGACGGGGCGTCAGACATTATACAGACCTCGCTGTCGTCTTGACGCAGGTCCATCTCGACAAGATGTCCGAACGGGTTTGACGGGACGTGGCGGCGAACCCACGCTGGAATTTTGGAACTGTCGCCTCCAACTAGGGACAGCGCTTTTCCGAAGGAAGCCTTGAGCCGCCCGACGCGGCGCGTCATTTCGTTGAGTTCCTTTTTGGTGGTTGCAACTGGAACGGCGGGGCGAACGATTTCAGTCCACCCATGCTCCGCGCCTTTTTTGAATATCCCACCTGAGAGTCCGCGCAATCTGCCTTGCTTATTGCGTTTTGAATTGTGGTATGAAATGAGTTCATCAACGGACTTTCCGGCCCAGTAATTTTCTCGATTCACTCCAGTTGCTCCGCCTTGCCCAGTCCAGAGTGGAATGTAGTTTGACCCGCCGGACGCACGCATTTCTTTGTTTGTCAATAACATGTATTGCTGCATCGGAAAAAACAGCGGAGTTCCGGTTCTGTTTCCGGCGACTTCACCGCGAATCTTATTGACTCCTTGCGCCTTGTTTCGCGGTGGCGTCCAATCAATAATCATCTCCAGCAGCAAACGCATTTCGCGCATGACAAGTTTGGGCATGTGCGCCCCAAGTTCCGTTCCGAACTTTTCAAGGACGTTGTCATACTTCAAATCCGAGCTGATTTGAATCATGCGTCCTTTCGAAGTTCCATTGTCAGACTCACAGCCGTCTCGTTGACATTGTGTACGGTGAAAGATGAACTGTCCTCGAATGTAATGACCGTCTCGCGTTCCACCGGACGCCACGGGCCGACGCCAATTGGGGCTGTGGCGCCGCTGGCCAGGATGCAATTCATGTCGAGATTGCCTTTGAGGACGGTCAACGTAGAAGTTTTCCCGTTGTATTCGCCTGCATCGAGCATCTGGAAACCTCCCGTTGTTTGCGCCTGGCGCAGCCCTACGTATTGCGTTGTGTCACCCGCTGTGAACAGAGAGGGGTTGTCGAACATGACATCCCGCAGGGCGCTTTCCAGTTGAATTTCGGCTTGTGTCATCGCTTGTCAGATTTGCTTATCATGCCTCGAATGTATGCCACGTCCGAAGCGACGGTGTTGATTTTCTCGTGAAGTTCGGAAAGCTTCTTGTCCATAGAATTCTGCACAACCTCATGTCGTGCCTCGCATTTCTGACTAACCGCATTGATCTCCTTTTTGAAGTCGCTGTAAATAGTGGCAAGTTGCTCATCTATGGATGCGTGCCGCGCAAACAGCTTCTTCACGGCATTGATCGTTGAGAATAGGAGGTTTGATCCGGCCAATACGGCTACGGCCCCAATCAACCATTCGCCGGTTGTTGACCACTGGATTGTTGGGAGTTGTGCGTATATCATTTCAGTGAGATTATGTTTTTTGGCTTTTGGCCAGGCTCCGGGTAGGGAGGCTCTATGCCCGCTGGCTGTTTCGGCGTGTTGGTTCCGAATACCAGAGCGCGCCAGATTCCAACGACACCACCCTTGTTTACGATTGCGTAATACGATCGGCCAATGATAGGGACCGCAGCAACGAACCAGCCCCAGTGATCTTGAATGAATTGGATGATTTTCATTTTGTTGATTGGTTGGTTGGTTTCAGGACTTGGTCGGCGGTGTGGTCGCGATTCCAATAGGAGCCGCCAAACATGCGCACGTTGTAATAGATGACCTTTCGCGTGAACCAACTCACTCCGCAGACTTCCATTGCTTCGAGAAGCACCGCGTCCGCCTGAGCGCGAGTGCAGGGCTGGAATGTATAGAGCCAGTCATGCACCAATGCGGCATTGGTGTATTTTCCGAAAGGTGGGTAGATGCTCCAAAGAAATCTCGGGATGCTGGCCAGGTCGGTCTGAAATCCGGCGAGCACGGTCACTAAGCATGCCAGCACGTCCGAATAGAATCCGAGTTTATCCACAACCGTCCACGTCTTGCCGTCCGAGTTATTTGACAACACGTTCGTTCCATTGAATACTGGAATACCGCAGATTGTGAATTGCTTTTTCATGTCGCCTTCACCACATCGAGATCGGTCAGCAACTTGTTCAAATCGAAACCGTTTGGAGCGTTAAATTCTTTCGCAGACCAGTCATACGATAACGCCGCCCAGGCTTCGTCACCGTATTTCTGCCACCACTCATTTGTCAAATACTGAAGGCGCCCCCAGGTGACGCACCAGAAACCATTTGCGTCGTAACCAACAATCGGAACCGCATGCCCTCCCAACACGCCGGCACCGAACCAAGGATTGGTTTGGTTCCATGTTTTGCGAGCGTTGAACTCATCCATTGCGCGCTGCGTAAGGGTGACGCCAGCGAACACGGCGCCGAACAGATAGATTGCCGCGCGCATGTGTTGCAACTCGGCGGTGTCAACTGACACGAATGCGGATATGGGCCTTCCGGCGATTCCGGTTGACTGCCAGTATTTGAGCAAATCGAGTTCGTTGTAGCCAACGTCGGTTGAAGGACGGGCCGGGTCGTAACCAGCCAACTGGCTGTAAAGTGACAACACCTCATCATCGGTTGGATTGAGGTCTATTCCGTGCTCCTTGCGCCATTCCATCAGCATGTGGAACGCAGTCACAAAAACGCAATCCCCGGCTTTGTCATTGCCCAGCATGAGCCAGTCTTTGATTCCGTTTCCCCACCGTGCGGAGAGAGGAATCGCGGGCATAGCATCGGCCTTGAGATACCGCGCTAACTTTAGAGTGCGCGGGTCGTGGCGCGATGCGAGCCTGCCGAGTTTTAGAGTTTGACTCATAATTTATTCTCCGCAATGCTCGCAGTTTCGCCCGGTGTCCGGGCAGTCAACACATTGACAACCGGGATGGACTTGACCATCCGGTCCGGTGATCTCCCTTGCCGAAACGCGCAGGCAAGCCCAGACAACGAATGATGCGGCTAAAACCATCGACGATATACAAACAACGATCAAAGTCATAGGCACCTCACTTTTGCGACGCGTTCATCACCTTGGTGATCGCCTCTCCGGCGGCGGAGATGGAGTTTGAATCTGAGCCGGACGATCCGCATGTCATGGAGGCGCTGTTGGAGCCGTTTTGTATAGTGACAGTCCATGCGGTGGACTGCCAAAACAGTCTGGCGTTCTTGATCTCAGTCCCGTCAGGAGACTTAAACGTTGTCGTGTTGCACGCGCACAAAAGCGCGACGGCACAGGCGGAGAGTAGGATTTTTTTCATATCAAATAAAACAGCGGGCACCCGCAATCGCTCACAGATGCCCGCTGAACACACATACGGTTGAAGGTTTAGACTCGGACGGTCGGGGTCGCGTTGATGGCTGCGGCGGTGGTTGTGTTCGCGCCCAAGGTCACGTAGGCACGCCAGTATTGATAATCCAACTCCGGGCGAATCGACAGCGATTGAGCCGCGACGCCAGCGCCGTTGGCTGCTGTGAATATACGGTAGCCACCGTCAACAACGCCTGTTGCGAACGTGGAATCGTTGCTGGCCTCGAAACCAAGAGTGACAGTCTTGGTGTCGGGGATGATGGTCGCGGAGAGGGCAGGGAAACTGACCTCCAATTCGAGGGCCTCAGGGATCGGTGGGGCCCCGAGATCGATAGCAGAGGACGTGGTTTTGGCGGAGGCGGCGGCAGGCAAGGCGAACGGCACTACGGTCGTGGCCCAGTCTTGAAGCTGACGGTGATAATTCCAGGACATAGTATACGAATTCTTTCTTGGTTCGATTGTTGTTTACGAGCGCAAACCGGTTGCGGCGTCGGTAGTGATCGTCTCCGTGCTGACCAGCGAGTCAGTCACGATAAGCGGGATGCCGTTCGATTCGGACGGGATCGGACCAACAAGCGGCGAGCCTTGGGGATTCGGAACTGTCACATTCGGGCCAGAGCCGCTCGCTAGAGCAGCGCCGCCGACGGTTTGGTTCTGGATGCTGACCGGAGTTCTGGACACTTGCAACAGGTACCGAGCGTCGCGGTTGGCGAATATCTTGAGTCCACCGGAGTTGGTGAACTGCAGCGGGAAGAGGCTGATTGCTTGCGAAATCAAGCGGTCTGTCAACGGATGTGTCGCGTCGATCCCGATGATGCGGACAACGCATTTCGGATGATTCGCGGCCAGGCCGATGTAACCGTTCATGCCTTGGGTATACGCCGTGGTGTGATATACAGTCGTGACACCGCCGACTGTTTCGGAAGTCTCGACTTGCCGGAGGTCCCACGCAGGAAGAGCCATGCCAAGCCCGCGATTGTTGCCCCATACGAAATGCACGCCTTGGACGTTCTCCCAGATGAGATAAGCCGAGGATGACGCGCCGGATGCGCCGCCAGCGTCAAGAACAAAAGTCGGGTCAACGAAGTCCCGTAAACCCTGGAAGCCGTTGACGTCGTTGTTGCGGCCATACCAGACTTGAGAGCCGATGGTGATTAGAGCCGCTCGCATGGCCGCCACCAATTCATCGGCCAGGATGCTGCCAACGCTTACGGGCGATCCGTCCGCATTCGCTGTGCCCTCAGCCTCAGCGTCAACGATAGGCTTGGGGATGCGCAACTGAGTTTCGAGGAAAGCGCAAGTGTTGATCTTCTGAGTGTATTGACTGGCAATCAACGGAGTTCCTCGACCCGGAATTGCGAAGCCAACGACGGGCAAAACGCGCTGCGTTGTCTTATACGACGTGCCGATAATCGGACGCCCGGAGATGTTGTTGAGCTCCGCAGGCAGAGTGGTTGTCAATTCTACAACTCCTACGCTCTGGTCAGAACCGGTGCGGGCGGTGACACCCGCCAATGTGATCATTTTGTCGGACATAGATTTTTAGTTGTTTTTGAATTTTGCGCTGAGTTCGGCATCGATGGCTGCTGCCACGCGGTCAATGCCTTTGAGTCCGGCGGCTTTGTTGGGTTTTCCGGTGGCCAGAGTTGGTTCGGAAATGAGTTCGGCAACGACGGGGGGCACCCCGGCGGCGGCGGCAATGTCAACAGCTTTCTTGGCTGCTTCAATTTGCACTTTGCCCTTGGGGTCGGCAATTGTCGCCCGGGCTTGCGCGAGTTGGTTTTTGGCGATTTCAAGCTCCACTTTCGCGCTGGACAATTCGGATTTGACTTGCTCAAGACTGGCTATCGTGTTCTTGACATCTGTCTTGGCCGCGCTGAGTTCGGATTGCTGGGCGTCGGCGGTCTTCGTGACGGTCTCAAGATTTGCCTTGGCCGTCGCAAGCTCTGCCTCAAGCTCGCCGATGCGTTTATTGGCTTCGCCAATTCTGAAAAAGTTCATATTGTTTATTGACTGGTTTTACGGAGCGTTTTCGTACCAAATTTGGAACGGCACCGCGTTGGTTTGGGTTGTGGAAACTTGATCAAGTCGAAGGCCCCAGTAATTCGCAAGCTGGGCGGCTGTTAGGCTATACGAAACAACGGTTGTAACATTGCTGCCGCCCAGGGTGTTGGTCATGGTCAATGGGAGCGTGGTAGTGGACAGAGACCCGGCGCGAACGGAGGAAACGAAATTGAAAGACGCAATCAGGCTTCCCGTTCCGTTGTTCGTTGGGGTCGCCTTGAGATAGACCACCATACCACCTCCTTGGGGTATGGTCAGCACTTGGCTTGCCACGGGCGCTAAGTTGGTCACTGTAGCGGCAGGGCTAACCGTGTTGGTGAATAGAGTCAACTGGCCTCCGCCAGCGAAAGCTGAATTTGCAGCAAGTAAAGCTGCGGCTGCGATTCCAAAAAAAAGATGTTTCATAAAATGTCTCGTCAAGTGTTTGAATTTCATCACCTATTTTGCGGAAGCCCGGAATGACATCGGGATGCTTGACGCCTCTTCGACTGCCTCTTCCATCGTGTCAATCGTTCCATCGGTTAGGCTAAGCTCCTGTGCGTGGACACCGGTAAACGATTGGCCTTCCAACGCATCGGCAATAGGGGTCCGCTTCGCGGAGCATGCTTTGACAAATTCCGCTTTGATTTCGTCCACCTCGGCTTGAATCATCGCCCGCTCTTCGTCTGTCATAGATTTGAACGGGGCACCGGTGAGCTTGTATTTGCCAGCGCTGATTGCGTTGACTTTGACCCCGGCGGTCTTTAGCGCCTCAGTTTGATCGGTGTAGATCGCGTAGCACCCGACGTTGCCGACGTATGCGCTTGGGGCCGCCCATAGGATGTCACACTGGCTGGCCAGCCTGTAGGCTGCGGAGCAACATTGCTTGTCAACGTATCCAACGGTCGGCTTGGCGCAGTTGGCTATCATGTCGCCGCATTCGAGCATGCCCACGACTTCACCCCCTGGGGAACGGAAGTCAAAAAACAACACCTCGACATTGCCGTCGGCCTCGGCAAGTTCAATGGCTTCCATGATGTCAACGTAATCGCAGCCGCCTAAGCAGGCTTTCTCGAACGAGTCAAGATGTTTGCCAAGAGCGCCATGCACGGGGATGATGGCGACGTTGCCGAATGTCCCTCCGCTCTCCTGCATTTGATCCGCGTCGTTGTCGGTCTTACCTGGTGCGTTTTCGTCCTCTATGAGGATGGCCCTCGGTTCGCCGTTCATGCGGGCCACGAGCACGCGGGCGGCGCGCTCGGCGTATCCGATGTCAATGGCCAGCGGGCGGTTGAATAGCCGTGCGGCAATGTGTTGGTATTTCATTCTGATTCCTTGTCAAAATCGTCTTCTTCATCTGGTTCTTTTTCTTGAGTTGTACTTGAGCTTGATCCTTTTTCTCCCATCGTTCCATTTGGATTTTGCAACTCGATATTTGAACTGTCAGCATGTCCAAATATATTTGTGATGCTGCCCATTGGCTTCTGTAGCATACCCAATGCAATGGTTATCGAAATGTTATATTTTGTTGCTAGCAGAGCCGCGTCTTGCAACAGCTTGTCCGCACAATCAATTCTACTCTTTCGGACGTGCTCCGGTATGCCGCCGTTGCGTGAAATCACGATCTCGGGAGTTGTGATTCCGTTTTCTATTTCGCGGATGTCAACATCAGAATCGTACTTTGCGTCGGCGGTAATGCGCCGCTGGCTCTGATAGGTCCACGCTGGCCAGCTCTCGTCAAATGAAACGTCGCCGCGCTTGATGAACTTGGGGACGCGCCAGCCGTCCACTCGGGTCTGCCAAGGTACCAAAATCAACTCATGCCACTTGGACACCTCTTGATTGATCCTGGCCACAATAACGCGCATCGCGGCGCCGCTCTTCTTCGCGTCCAAAAAGTAATCAACCGACTGCCCCATTGACGCGATAGCCTCGCGCACGATTTTGTCATCCAAAGCTTGCTGATTTTCGCTTGGGCGGTCGGCAGTTATGGCTTCAATCTTCTGGTTTGTTCCGGCTTTAGTATACCAAATTTGCGCTCCCGTGATGATCTGCTTTGCTTGATGAACAAGATTGCCTTCGTCGTCTGCGTTTGGAATCGAGTTTTTGTTAGCCGATGTCGTTCGGATAATTGCCCTAGAAGGGTCCACAGTGCCAGTCTCATTTACAATATTGAATCCCATCGAAGCGGCGAGCTTCTGTATAACACGTTCCAGGTCGCGCCCCTCATGCACGTCCTGCATGGGCCACATGAGCGAAGTCAAGATCGGGAAGCCGCGAACTTGCCCGTCAAATTGTGGAATGAATGACGGGAACATATCGCGGGAAGAGATGTCTCGGTAGTTGCTAAGGTCGGCCTGATTTTCCGAGTAAACCCGGTAAGCGATTGGTCGGCTATACGAATTGACAATCACTCCGTCAATCAAACGCGCAAAGAACTCGACGGGCTCAGTGTATGCCGTTCCGTAGCTCTCAGGGTCGGCGCTAATCGCATCTTCAACCAACTTGTCGTCGATAAACATCTGGTTGTTTTCAAGACGCACTTTGACTGCTATGATACCTGGAACATAGGGTGAGCCGATGCGGTGCGCTGGAATCATTTGAATCTGTGGATAGCCCCCCGATGTCTCCGTAAGTAAAGTGTATGTCTCTCCGTCGGTAAGGCAAGCCGAAACGATTGTACGGCGTGCAGTCAAGAAAGTGTATGGCCACCCCTCGACGCGGCCGTACTTGTCATTGGACTTTAGCAGGGATTCCATTTCATCTCCCCAGGCCGCGTTCGGCCCGGCGTAAAGGCGACGCATGGCAGCGATGTTGCTTGTCAAGTCTTCAATTGCGGCTCTGAGAATGGGATTATTGATTGCCAGCCAGCGCCCCACCGACATCAGCACCCGGCGTCCGAAGTTGGTGAGGTTGCGATGGAAATCATAGTCCATCATCGGTACGTACTGACGCCCGTCTGATTGATTCGCCGCCTGGAAGAGCCGGGAGCCGGTCAGCATCGACGCGGCGGATTGCTGGGAAGGAGAGAGGATGTTGACCGGCGCTACGCTGGCCATCTTTTGCTGCGACTCCCATTTCGATTCCAGGAATGTCTTCGGGGGTTGCATATCAGTATCCCCCCCATCGCGCCCCCTCGGGCAAACCAACGACACCTCCGAATCCTACGTTGACAACGGATTGCTCAACCGCCCATTTGTAGGGGTACTTCGTTGGATCGATTACGTATAGCGCGTAATCAACCCGCTTCAGAGTGAGTTCCGGAGTCGCGGTCGGCTGGTTGCTAGCATGCACGTCTGCCGTGCCTGCCCCTGTCGTGTGCTTGTGCTCGGCGATCTCGAGTTGCAGCTTGCGGCGCATTGCAAGCAACTCGTTCTCTGTCCAGCCTTGAAAATAATTCGGTAATTGCAGCATCTCGAAAAACGCTGCTTCATCACCAAACGAAAAAACCCGGCTTTATTTTGCCGGGTTGTCAAACTTATTTTACTGCTGAATTATTTTGCGATTGCTTTTTCAACGGCCCGAAGCGTTAGTCCGCGCGGGCCGGAGGTTCCGGCCTCCCAGTTCTGGTATTGCCGGATTTTCACGCCGAATCGTGCGGCGGCGGCGGTCTGCGTAAGCCCGGCGCGGATGCGCCAAGCGCGGAGGGATTTTGAAATTTCCATAAAAATTAAAAGCCCGTCGGATGGCGGGCGGTTGGACGTGGATTGTGCGATGGTATCTGTCAATAACCGTAATCTTCGGCGTTTAATTGTTCTGCTTCAAATGCTGCTTTTACAGCATCATTGAATGAATCCTCTCCGCTACCCTGCGAGCCATTCGTTTCAATCCGCGCCCCGGCCCGAAGACCGGGGCGACACTAATTCTTGATGTTTCATTTTGTTGCTTTGTTTGCAAGTCAGGATAAACCTTACACCAGTATTGACTTGGTTATGAGTTTGTTATTTCGTAGTTCCCATCCATAAACTCTCGAACAAAACACTGGTCGGATTCCGGGAGCATGTCTATTTGATCTTCCGTTATTTCATCATGTCCCACCGGACCTCCATTACTTTCCATCTTCCCATTGGGAAAGAAAGTCAGACATTCATCTGATCGAAACTCAGGGTTAATTTTAAGGTTTCCATCACAATCAATAAGCGGCCATTGAATTTTTCTCATATTTTTTACCGGTCTCACAGCCGTTCGCCCTGGGGTTCCGCCGGGATCGCGGGTTCTTTTTTTGCATTTTAGTTATTTTTCCTGAACGACGACCCGATAAGAGAACGGGTGCTTAGGGTCTGTTAGATATTGAGCCTCTTTTTCAGCTTTGGCCTTGCTGTCGAATGAGTACCTGACTTTTTTGCCATCATTGTTGCGGACAATAGTCCAAATTGTTTTTTTCATATTTTGAGTTTTAATGTTGTCATTTTATTTTCCATATTAAATTAAGCTCCGAATTTTGAATATTTGTTAATGTCCCCCGACCTTTGCACCTCAGCCGTGAAACAGTGGCTCCAAATTCCACCACCTTTTTCTGTGCCATCACCTTTATCAACATCAACCATAACCTCGGATTTCTGCATCAGGGATTCAACTTTAGTGAACTCCGGTTGGGTTAGTGCTATACACCCGACTACTCCAACAAACTGTTTTTCCGGGCCGAAAGCTGGTTTCCGTTCCACCATTCCGGTGGAACATTTTTTAATCCCATCGACCGAAATAAAAGCCGTTCCAGATCGAATTTCAATTTCAACCAGTTTTCCGGCGAGAGTCGTTTTTGTAAAAATCATATTTTGTTTCATCGGCCTCACAGCCGTTCGCCCTGGGGTTCCGCCGGGATCGCGGGTTGAGAGCTTCATGCTCCCTGTTTCATGATTAAACAATACGCAACGCTTGCGCATCGCGCAACAAAAAAGTGAAGATTTTTTACGATTTTCTTTTTACAGAGGGGTTTTACCTATGAAGAATTGGAGAAAAATTGCGAAAAGACAGAGGTTTAGGCGGTGTTTTAAAACCGAAAACTGAAATTTACATCGCAGTTTTTTCGTTTGCTGTCTGCTCGCTCTGCAACTCGAACGGGTCCGGCCAGACTCCGGCCAGCGTGGCGTAGAGGCAAGCCATCTTGAGTAGGTCGCGGGCGTGATTTGCTTTGGCGTGCTTAGTGTCAACTGGTTGCCACTGCCAAATGAACTTGCCTTGCTTGCGGACGCGCACTTTTATTTCCGAATTCACTTGCTCCCAAAATTCGCGCTCAACCGGATCGGACGGGTCAAGGTCGCTCTCAATGCTCTCAGAGTCAATAAGCCCTTGCACCTTGTCATTCATCGTGTCCGAAGAAAAACGGATCAACGGCGTTGTTCCGAGGGGTGTCTCTGAGTCGCCAACGGTCTGCATATACGATCTTTGCACCTGGAATGATGAACCATCCCCGCGCTTTACTGTCTGAGCGAAACTGTCAACAAAGCCAACACCTTTCAGCGCTACCCAGTCATATTTGATACACGCCGCATAAACGCCTCGGTCGCTTTTGCTTTGGAATCCCGAATCAATCCCGGGGCGAAACGATAGCGAGTCAATCCCAAGGCCGATTTTCCATTTGACTTGCACGGCCAAAATATCGTCAAAGCTGTGGACTTTCCCGAACCAGAGTTTGCGCGCCCTACCCGCTTTGTTGAACGCAATCACGAGCACCCAAAAGACATCCTCTTGCTGACGGTCTATCAACAGGAAGCGGGCCACCTCGTCCGGCCATGTGCCGTCGGCCTCGAACACCACCCGCTTGTAATCCCTCTCAACGTCAAGCGCGTAGCGGCTCGATGCCTGGTTCGCAAGCCGTTTTTGGATGAACGTGCGGGTCGGCCTTTCGTCACGAACAGATGCCCAGGTGTTGCGAGCGGTTAGCCAATCCATGACTTCATAATCCCATCGCTCTGTCAGAAACGCATTCCACGCATAGGAGTGACGCTCCGCGCTCTTGAGTGTGCCGACGCTCTCCCATCTCCCGGTCTGCAACCACGTCTCGCGGAGGACGGGTGACCACTGGTGATGGTGTTGACAATGGAAACACTCGAACGCGATGGTGGGCACAACTTTGTCAATCACCCATAGCCCGCGGTCGTCTTTGTGTGATTCCCAAACAATGCCCCACCGCGTCCCGTCATCTCGGCGCCCCTGAAACAAAAGCTCCTGATATTGGCCGCATGCTTGGCAGGGAACGAACCACCGGAACTGCTCTCCACTCTCGTGTTGTATATCCCAGACATCTCCCTCGGTTGATCCCTGCGCGGTGCATAGCAGCTTGTCAATGCCCATGCGCCGGGCGTCGCCAAGCCGCGCTTTGATCTCGCCGATGTTCTTTGCAATCTCTTCCATCCACATCTCGTCAATGTGCATGTACCGGTAGCCTTTGGCCTGCAACTCTGAGAGTGAAGGGCCGGAAACGTATATGCTTTGGCCGGACGGCAGGATGATTTCGTTTTCCCGCGTCTTGTGCCGGTCGGTACTCTTGATCTCATCGAACCCCGGGATCGACCGGAGCAGCTTGAACGTCTTGGTCTCGGCTTCCTCGTGGGCCACCTTCTTGCTTTGGAGCACAAGCTTGAAAGTCCCAGGATCGTTGAACACTTTGTGCGCCAAGAAAATCTGGCCAATGAGCGACTTTGCGCTTCGCGTCGGCGCGCGCACGTTCACCTCGTGAACTGTGTTTACTTGCAAGTCCGTGAAGATCGACTTGAAGTGCGGCGAGTGCGCAACGGAGAACGGCCCGGTGATTGTCCACGGCGGAAACAGGCGGACGTGTTCATGCGCCCATTCCCACATTGGCCTACGGTCACGGCGGGCAAAGAGAGCCGACAGCGATTTTTTAACTGTTTGTTTTACACCCATTTATTTCGTCAATCTTCGCCGGAATCGCGGCCATCGCATCGCACACTTGGTCAAATATCTCCTGCCCGACCTCGCGCAGCTTGCCCACGTCGCTCCCGCACGCGGACGCCGCCACCGGCATTTCGTTGCAGAGCTTTTGTTCGATCACCTGGCGGGCCTGCGTCATGACCATTGTCAACCATTCGGCGAAGTCTGCCGCCGGTTGGAGCAAGCCTTCCTCTCGGTCGTTGGCAATCTTGAGCTTGCGCCATTGCTCGAACTCTTTGCGCTGCCTGTCGCTGCCGCCATCGATCCCGTCAGGCGGGCTGTGAGAAGACAGCCAAGGTTTCAACTCATTCGCATAAACCCGCGAGCCGTGAAAGCCGGGTGATCCTGCGGACTTTGCCCAAGACAGCAGCCGCTTTGTGGTTCCAAGCCCCGCCGCAGCCTGCGCCATCGAATCGTAGCGGATAATTTCTACCGAACATGTTTTTCTTTTGTGTGACATAAGTGTATTGCGCTCAATAGCGCCTATTGTAATAGCATATATAGCCCGTGTGGTATGCGCCGTGGGCGTTTGTTGATTTTTTCAGCGGTCATGCGGACTGGGTGGAATGCTTTGCGACCTCCGTTTCATCACCTTGGAATAGATTCCTTATAGCCCCCAGGGGTGATATAGGGTGGGTTATGGATTGTATTGGTATCGCGTACATAGCGTATTACAACGTGTCTTTAAACGCTCTCAGATCGGCTAAGGCGCGTTCGATCCCTGCGATGGTCTGTTCGGCGGCGCTTGCGAGCGTGGCGCGCTGGCGGTCGGTCAGCGCGTCAGATTCAAGCAACGTGAGCCGCCGTGAGAGTTTGATTGCATCGACCAAATAGGTGCTCATGCTGTCCTGTGGTGTCACCGGGCGCAGCCTGTGGTTTGACTGCTGCTTACCGATGTTGAGGTGTTTCAGCCCCAGCAATCGGCGCAGCTTGTCCACTCGGTCAAGGATGTTCTTCTCAGTGCATTGATAGCGAGCCGCAAGGTCGCTGACAGTTGTTCCGATGTCGCGCTTATCCACAAATGCCCCCGTTGCGTAGATCAGGCAGTCAACCGACATGCGCGGGTTGTGGTAGGTGCGGATGACGCTAACCAATCGAGCGATGGTGTTGATGCGGATGTCGTCAATGTCATCTTGCAGGACCTGGACAGGAGTGTCGTCATTAGGCAACGATGGCCACACAACATGGACTGGTCGTGCATCGTCTTCGTAGTAGCTCTCGTTGGTGGTCATGAGTTGGTGTCAGGCAGTGAAAAGCGTCTTCTGGTCAGGGTCAGGAACAATGCCCTCGGCATCATCGGATGTGCGCTGCGTGAATGACATTTTTGTTTTCACGATGGGAGTCTTCCCGGTCAAATCGAACTTCGTACGCGTGCCAACGGCGACTTGACCTTCAGATTCGTCAAGCCTGGCAACTTCGCAGATTTGCTCCCAGTGTGAGGAGAAAAGGGAGACAAATTGAGCGGCTATTGTGCTCATAGTAGCGGCTTTGATTCCAGACGTGTTCGTGAAACGCGCCACGGCTGCCGCGAGTTGATCTTCGGGTGATTTGTATGTTTCTGTTTGGGTTGCTTGCATGGTGTTTTTTTCTTTCTGTTTGTCTGTCTGCTACTTCACCCCTGCTTGTAGTGACGCTTCTAGGGTCATTGTAACAGAGATGTCAAGCCCTGCTTATTTAGGCTGTGAACGTGTTTACGGTTGTTTTGTTGAGATTCTTTGCTCTTTCCTCTGCGGCGAGCCTGGCGTTGATTTCCCGGAGTTGCTCGGGTGTCTTCATCGACAAGAGGCCGGAGCGGAATCCAGCCGAAACGAGATTTGGGGCGTTGCGTAGGAGTTCAATTCTTTCTGACATTGGAATATACATAAACGTGTTTTCTAATCATTGTGTGGTGGTGGTGGAATGTTGTCGTCATCAATCGGTGATCGAAGCTCAAATCGGAATTGTGAGGCAAGGAACGTGAAGCGCACTTCTCCGGTCTCACCGTCCTTGTTCTTAGCTATGATGCAATCCACGTCGTGTATGTCTGTTGTGGAGTCCTTGCAGTAGAGCAGGAGCGCTTTATTGACATCGTAGTCAATCTGGCCGGACTGGCGCAAATCGCGCAACACAGGCTTGCGGTCCTCATTCGGGCGAGAAAGCGAACTCACCGCAATGACGGGGCAATTCAGTTCCTTGGCTAGATTCTTAAGCGCCTTGCTGGCATTTGTAACGCGCTCGAACTCGTCCTTGCCCCGGGTCTGTAGCAATTGCAGGTAGTCCACGATGAACAGGCGAGCCCCGGCTTGGTAGTCCTGGCGTGCGGCGGCGAACAACTGGCCGTCTGTCATGGCCGTGTCGTGTAGCATCAACCGTGTGCGGATTGCCGCTGTGCGATTCACGCCCAGACTCATTTTCTCGAAGTGTCCTTGCAACGCCGTCCCTTTCAGGAACGCGGCGCCATCAACCTGCCCAAGAATGCAGTGGATGCGGTGAACCAACGACTTAGCCGAGGTTTCCAGAGACATAATGCTGACAGTGACACCGGCATGCGCGGCGCGGACGGCGATATTGAGCGCCAGCGTTGTTTTGCCCGACGATGGCACGCCGCCGATGACGATCAGCTCCTGCCCTGTCAATCCGCCAAGTTTGCGGTCGAGGTCTGAATATCCAGTCGATATTCCCATAAGCGTCTGGCTCGTCATAGCCGCTTCGTAATCCGAAACGAGTTGCTGTTGAACCGCACTCACGTCCGCCCGTCCCCGGCCAGTCTCAACGCCCTGGCGGATCAATAAGGCAGCCCGCTCGAAATCAGAGAGAAAATTATCAACCTCCGGCGGGCAGTCGAAGGCGGCTCCTGCGGTGGACGTGCAGAGTGTGATTGCTTTTCTGAGAATGTATTTTTCGGTGAGGATGTCCGCGTAATACCGCAAGTTCAACGCGCAGCCTGTTGCTTCCGGCAAGCTGGCCAGAAACGCCATGCCGCCGACTTGGTCAAGCTGCCCTCGATCTCTCAACCGTTGCACTACTGTCAACGTGTCAACGTGGTCCCCGGCCTGAAACATCTCGATCAACGTGGAGTAGATCGTGCGGTGTCTAAGATCGTAAAACACGTCTGCGCCAGAAGGGAACAACAGCATTGCCTCGCCGATGACATCCTGTGAAAGCAGACAACAGCCCAGGACGCCTTGCTCTGCTTCGATTGAGTGCGGGGGTAGTCTATCCACCATCCGGGTCGCTTTCGTGCGTTGGCGACCCCTCCTTGCTTCAAATTCGGCCATTTTCGGTTCTTCGCTCATTTCGATTCTTTCCACTTTTTGCACTGGTTCTGCCAAGCGGAGAAATAAGCGTCGAAGTCGCCTTCCGACTTGAATTCCTCGCGCTTTGGCCCGCGCTCCGGCGTGTAGATGCGCCCGTCGATCTTCCACACCTTGGGCGCGTTCGCTGGCTCCGGCGGCTTAATTCCTTCCCTGGCCAGCCTGTCACGCTGGTATGCCCATTCCGTCGCAAGGTGGCTCTGCCAGCGTCGAATGGGCACGTCCTTGGCATCACGCCCGCCGCGCCCTGCGGCTTTCTCCCAAGTCCGCCGGGTAAAGTCCGCCGGGCAACAGACCGAAGCACTGGCCAGAACGGCTGCTTCTGCGGTCTTTGGGAACTCTGGTGGAAATTCAACAGCTTGCTCCCCCTCGCCGTCGCTGCCCGCAGCATGCGGGCTGCTGGCGATAGGCGGGGACGAAGGCGAAGGCGAAGGCGGGGACGAAGGCGAAGGCGAAGGCGAAGGCGGGGAGGCGTGCAACGCGCTGGCATTGTGCGGGCATTCTGCTTGCGGCTTGCTGGCATTGTGCGGGCATTCTGCTTGCGGCTTGCTGGCATTGTGCGGGCATTCTGGATATTTGCTTGGTGTTCGAGTCCGTTCTGTCCACCGCTGCATCTGTAAATACCGTTTGCCGTCAACATCGTAGAGCGCGATCAAGTCATGCTGGCACAATGACAGCAAAGCGCCGTCAATTGTCTGCACGCTCATGTCATTTGATTGAGGATCACCAAACGGGAATGCCTCATTTCGGACCAACATCGGGTGCGCCTCATACCGCCCAAAATCGTCCACCATCATAATTAGGCGAACGTATAGCGACTGCTCAAGCCAAGGAAGCTTGTTCCAGCGCTCGCTCTGGCGCAGTTGGGGGCGTAAAAGTCTTATCGGCATTGCTAATTTCCTTTTGTGTTCCCGCGAAGTTCTTCAACGAACGCGGTTGCGCTCGGAACGTCATTCCACGCTTCACGGCCTTTGGCCCAGAGCTTTTGCAGCGTCGACTCTTGCTCTACAGCGTCTATAAATTCACGCATCGAACGCACGATGTATACGTGGTGATTTAGTGCTTCGAGATGATGTTTTAGGGCGGCTTGTTCTACTGACAGCTTGCCGGTTCGGCTCTTGCACTCGACAAGCAGGCAACCCCATGGGGCGAAGATCAAGAAGTCTGGCTCGCCTTCCACTCTTTTTGTTGGTGAGCACATAGCGCCGTGAAACGGAACCCAAGGTCGAGGAGAGGCATTTTTGCAGTAGTCAATAATCTGCTCATGCAAATCCGCCTCGCGTTCAACACCATCCGAGGATGCGGAGTGGATTTCTTTTGCAGATTTACGAAACAGAAACGCGTCGTATTCCGCTTGTGTCATGTTCGGCATGATAAATGAAATGGAGTTTTGAAACTTGATCTTCTGTCAGCGTGTTGCCGTACAGCATTGCGGCAATGTGGTATGCGGCCTCGGGGGTGTTTTCTATTCCGTGCTTTGCGAAATGGTCGAATTCAGACCTTTGCCCCCAATTCGTTAATGAGTAATCGAGCAATTGGCCGCAAGTGTCACAATGAGCGCAACCGTCAGATTCCAGCGGCCATCCACCGTCTAGGTGTTCTAAAAGCTCTAAAACGTCGGGCTTGCCTTGGTTCTCTGCTATGAGTTTCAGGCGGCGTTCCTCTCCGCAGTCAAAGCAGAATAAACCACACTCATTGGCGGCATTGTGCATGAACCAATAAGGAGATTGCGGGTCGGCGTCCTTAACTGTGGCCTCTACCCACTCCTGAAGTGACTCGTAAGTGATTTTTGTTGGCGGTGTCATTCATCCTCCTTTGACCATAGCAGCACTGCGACAATCACGACCGCAGCCAGGGCGATGCACATTCCCTTGAATAGTTCGGTGGGTATCATTCCGCACGCTCCTTTCTGCGCGCCCAGGCGGGCAGGCTGATTTTGACAGGATCAACCGGGTAGCCGGGCCAGAGCTTTTCCTTCTGACACTCTGCCAGAACTGTCAAATCCATTTCGTAACGCTCGCGCCCAAGGTCAATGTCATCCAGGTCCACGTAGTAGAGCGCAACCAAGTAGGGCGGCGTCTTCTCAACCACGATGAACACAAAGGTCTCGCGCTCGTTTGTCTCGCCCATAAGCCCGTTCCACAAGTCGAGGTAGTAGGCCGACTGCACGTAATACCGGCTACGATACAACGTGTCCGCGAATTCCTCCGGGTGCGCCCCGCCGCGAGTCGTAAACGTCGCGCCCCGCGTCGTCTTGATGTCAACGATAATCAAGTTGTTCTCCAGACGTGTTTCCGGGTCTGGCAACCAGTCAACACGGGCTTTGCAAAGCAAACCCGTGCGCGGGTGCCGCTTAAACAACGACACCTCAGACTGACCGGCGGCGAAAATCTCACGGCAAGCCTCGTTGGCGCGGATCGAATCCACGCAACCGATAAGCGTATCGTATTCGTCCTGTTTGATAATGAGCCGCCCGGCTGCCTCCTGCGCTTCTTTCCAGGCTTTACCCTCCCTGGTTACGAACTTCATGCCCTCCGGCTTGACTGCGAGGCTAGGAAGGGGCAAGTCCGGCTCCAAGATGCGCTGGTGAACGAACGTCCCCAGCATCATGTCAATCGACGGATCGTGCGGCTCCGCAAGATAGGATGGAAGCAACGCGGGCGGGTCCAAGTGCTTGAGCATCGAATTGCTCACGCCCGGCGCTTTATGGTAGGTCTCGGCGGGAAGGCCCAAAAAGATACCTTCGATGCCGGGTTGCCAAGTTGTTGAGATTGTTGACATATTCCTATTTCCTTCTGGCGAGTTGCTTTAGCGCGTTCCCAAAAGCCCGCTCGCCTATTTCTTCCCACTGGGCGGCTGTGAACGTCGTGTTGGCAAGAACGGTGATCTTGTCGCCTTCAATGACAAAGCGTTCGGCGGCGCGAGACGGGGTAACAACGGTGGGCTTCGTGGCAATTGCCTTAAGCTGCTCATCCGTGTTGCGCACCTGATTGTCCGGCGTGAAAACGACTGCAATTTCTTGTTTTGACAATTGCGTCACTTTCTTGTCATCAACGTAGGTTTTGCCGTTGGCGACAGACACGACTTTAATCGTACCTTCGTATAGCGCCTTTTGCTGGCTCGCTGGCAGGAGTGCAATGCGTTTGGCGGCAGGCGATGAATCAAACAAAAGGGCTTCGTGCATGACGCCGCGCCCTACGCGCTCAAGATTAGCTAACAGGTTTGCGCTGATTTCCGGGTGTTCCTTTTGAATGTCTCGGTAAGCGTTCGGATTTGCGTCAACGATCAAGCAAAGCATATCGCACGCTTTTTTGATTGCGTCGCGCCCGGCTTGCAGAGCGGCTGCGAACTGGTTGATGGTAGGGGTGTTTTGAGTCTTGTCAACTGACGTATTGTGTGTGTTCATGATTTTGTGTTTAGGATTGTTGATAGGTTGAGTGCTTGAAGGAAATGGATTGTCTGCAAATTGGGTATTTTGTTGGATTGCGCGGCGTTGTAGGCGGCATTGTAGGCGCGTTTCTCTTCACGATGCGCGGCGTGGTAGGCGGCATCGTAGGCGCGGTGCTCTTCCCGATGCGCGGCATCGTAGGCGCGTTTCTCTTCACGATGCGCGGCGTTGTAGGCGGCATCGTAGGCGCGTTCCTCTTCACGATGCGCGGCGTGGTAGGCGGCATTGTAGGCGCGTTTCTCTTCCCGATGCGCAGCATCGTAGGCGGCATCGTAGGCGCGGTGCTCTTCCCGATGCGCGGCATTGTAGGCGCGTTTCTCTTCCCGATGCGCGGCATCGTAGGCGGCTTGGCGGGCGCGGTGCTCTTCACGATGCGCGGCGTGGTAGGCGCGTTTCTCTTCCCGATGCGCGGCGTGGTAGGCGGCATTGTAGGCGCGTTTCTCTTCACGATGCGCGGCGTGGTAGGCGCGTTTCTCTTCCCGATGCGCTGCATCGTAGGCGGCATTGTAGGCGCGTTTCTCTTCCCGATGCGCTGCATCGTAGGCGGCGTGGTAGGCGCGTTTCTCTTCCCGATGCGCGGCGTGGTAGGCGGCTAGGTAGGCGGCGCGGCATTGTTTACAGCTTTGTTTATTTGAGAACTTCTCTACTGGCAACAACCTGCCGCACTTTGCGCACTGCTTGAATTGTTGGTTGGGTGTCATGTGGTATTATTTAGCCCACGAGCGCCTTGCTCACGCCCGGCGCTTTGTGATAGGTCTCGGCTGGAAGGTCCAAAAAGATGCCTTCGATGCCGGGTTGCCAGTTAGATGTTGTCATACAAGTTGCTAAAGTTTCGTATAATGGTTTGAATTCGTACTTTTCCTTCTGCGGGTTTTGAGTCAAAGTCGAGTCTGGAAAGTGTTGTATATTCCTGTTCGATGACTCTCAAGGACACGTCAATCTGGGGCCAGTCGTCCCGAATCTCACCGGCCTCTTGCGGCAACGTCAACTCCGCTTCCTGCTCTTCTGGCTCCGGCTCCGGCTCAATAGTCGGTTGAGTGATATGCGGGCGCTCAGGGGCTTCGATTGGCTCCGGGTCTGGCGAACTCTTCGGAACTTCCGAATGGTTGGCGGCCTGCTTAATGTCTTTGGCCGTGATGTCACGGCCATCCGCTTTGGCTGCTTCCATGGCCTTGCGCAGCGTTTCTTGGCGTTCTTCCTTTGGCACCTTGGCCAGCTCGCGGGCTTGAGCTTCGTTGACTTCGGTTTGTGCAATTTTTTGCACATTCTCAGCCACTCCAGCTGCCTCCATAAGTTGATATGCACGCCTCCGTTTGATTTTCCATTTTTCCTCCAAGTAATCCTCAAACGTTTCGTGCGTCTCCCGGTAGAGCCGAAACGTTCGGATTTCCAAGAGCGCGTTTCCAACTTCAACAAAATTGGACAGGCCTTTTTTGATGACGTCTTCGTCCCTAGAAAGCACCTCCCGCTCTGATGGTTGCAAAACCTTTACAGGAGTTGTCATACGTTAGTGCCGTAGAGCCTTGTGATTTTCCTGTCAGCGATAAAATGCCCGATAGCAGCGGCAGTTTTTTTGTAGCGCTCTATTTGCACTACCGATCCAGCCCCGTGCGTCCGTGTTGCATCCAGCCATCGTCTCAACATCAACACTGGATCACCAGCGGACAAGTTCTCACCGCTAATGAGTTTTTCCAAGAAAGTGAGTGTCTTTTTATCTTGGGTTTTATGGTATTCGTTTACAACAGCGGCAATGACGGGAGCGGAAACCCCGTTGACCTTTTTCAGATGTACAACAGCATTAAGCGAATCAACTATTTCTTGAAACTTGTTAGCGACTTCGCTGGGGCTAAATTTTCCGTAAGAGTCGCCATTTTCGACTCTTAAAATTACATTTACAACCGCTACGATTTGGGTGCAAATTGACATATCAAACAGGAGACTCAGAACGTCTGAGACGTTGCGTTTGGAGTGTATATCGACATACATCTGTGATTCATCCGGTATGTTCCTTGCTAAGATGAATTGTATAGGAGGACAATTCTTAGTCTTTAATGCCTCTTCCATTGCTTGCAGCCTATGACCTCCGTCGCTAATAAATCCAGACACTGTAACCCCGACTCCTTGGTTTGTTAATACCCACTTCCCGTTTAGCATTTCGTTCGTCAAGTATTCAAGATGAGAGTATTTTTTTGATCTGTTATGCGTGTCTAGCGCGCGAAGTTCTGCAACCAGTTTCGGGGTTGCGGTAACAATTTCAACTGTTGGCTCTTGTGTTTTCATTTTGTGTGTTTTTCTATTCGCCCACGAGCGCCTTGCTAACGCCCGTGGGCATTGGTTCTCAGGTTACGGGTTTGTAACGGGCTTGCCGTAAAGCGTTATACAGTTCTGGATTGGCGATTTTTGCGTTCGCTTGTTGACAGTAACCAGCGTGTCCGCGAGCTTGTCAGGCAGGTCAGCCATAGAAGCAAACGCCGTAGGGTCCGCATGGTATCCAGCGCTACCCAGCCAACGAAGGAAGTCATCAAACGGAATCTCGTGTAGCTCCAGTGCGGACTCGATAATGCCCTTCGCCTCAGTCATGTTGGGAAGGTTATTAGGAGCCTGGGCAGGCGCAACTGGCGCAGAGGAATTGACAGCCTGTGAAGATTGAGCCGTGGGTTCCGGCGTCTGTGCTGGCGCAGTAGTCGCCGCAACAGTCGCAGACTTCGGACTGTCGAAAGGGACATCATCCTCTTCTAGGGGAGCGGCGGGTGCGGCCTGGGCTTTAACCTCTGGCGCCGTGGCAGGCGTGCGCGTGATCTTGATGGTCGCTGCGCGTTCCGGCTCTACACGCCTCACCTCCGATTCGACTTCGATGATGTCTGTCAATTCATCCGCAGGGCGCATGCCCATCAGCAGCTCGGGGGCATAAATGCGGCCAAATAGCGTCGCCGTGCGATAGCGCAACATCAACTCAGGCATTGTGCGCCACTTGCTGTCTGTCTTTGTATACCATCCCTCCTTGACGGACATTTCGATGGACACTGGAGGCGATTCTAAACGGGTGTTTGTTGACTTCTCAACGGCCCATGCGATGCAGACAATGTCCTGCACTGTAATTGTGCCCTTCTCGCGCTGTTTCTGGCCGTTGACGTACTTGGTGTGCTCGTATTCCAGCGTCTTTTCACCGGCGGGTTTAAGGTCGAATCGCAGCGGAGAGTAGCGCCCGCATGAGTTGACGCAAGCGATGATGAACGTGCTGTCCCAGCCAGGCTTTCCGTATACGACGTAAGTGTGTTGCATGACTGCCAGAGGACTCATCGCCATGCGCTGCGCCATTTCCAGGGCGATAACGCAATTTGGAAGCCCGACTTCGCCGCGGTACATTTCCGGCACGATGGCAGACCGGCTGAACATTGTTGCCACCCGTTGCAAATGCGCGAACGATGCCGAGTCGCCGAAACCGGCGAGGACGACTTGCTGATTCGATTCTGCGCGTTGAAGCGCTGTTGACTGTGTGTTTGTCTCAATCATAGGGATACGTTTAAGGTTTTTGATTGTTTGTGATGACTAATTTCCCGAAAGCTACAGTTCCGCGCGCAAGCTTGTCGCACCGAATTTCCGTTTCGGCTTCGGACGGGATGCGCCAAATGCACATTCCGGCGAATATACGCAAAGAAACGGAAATGACTTTTGCCTCGATGCCCAAGCCAGCCTCGATGCCCGAGCCAGCCTTGATGCCAATGCCAGCCTTGATGCCCGAGCCAGCCTCGATACTCGATCCAGCCTTGATGCCCTCGCCAGCCTCGATACTCGATCCAGCCTTGATGCCCCAGCCAGCCTCGATGCCCTCGCCAGCCTTGATGCCCAAGCCAGCCTTGATGCCCAAGCCAGCCTCGATGCCCAAGCCAGCCTTGATGCCCCAGACAGCCTCGATGCCCAAGCCAGCCTCGATGCCCGAGCCAGCCTCGATGCCCCAGCCAGCCTCGATGCGCAAGCCAGCCTTGATGCCCTCGCCAGCCTCGATACTCGATCCAGCCTTGATGCCCTCGCCAGCCTCGATACTCGATCCAGCCTTGATGCCCCAGACAGCCTCGATGCCCAAGCCAGCCTCGATGCCCTCGCCAGCCTCGATACTCGATCCAGCCTCGATGCCCGAGCCAGCCTTGATGCCCTCGCCAGCCTCGATGCCCGAGCCAGCCTTGATGCCAATGCCAGCCTTGATGCCCGAGCCAGCCTCGATGCCCGAGCCAGCCTCGATGCCCGAGCCAGCCAAAGCGACAATGTTTCCATTTACAGAGAGTTTCTGGAATTTTGCCACGCCGAGGCTTGCTTCGATTTCGATTGATCCGTCAAAACCATCGAGATTTGTAGGACCGATGTATTTCATTTCCGCGTCAAAGTCTGCGCGGGTTAGTTTTAGTATTGTAATCATATGTGTTGTATGTTATTTACTGAATACGAGTTTGGAGAACAGGTTAGGCCGCCCTCCTGAACTCGCGCCGCAGCGCATTCATATCGAGCGGGGATGTCAAGATTTTGAACTCCTCACGCGCCTCCGCCTCTTCCCCAGGCCGGTACGATTCAACGCGCTGCCATTTGCCTGTGTCGGGGTTCTCGCGGTCAATGACCGGCCCGCGCGGGCGTGTCCGCAACACGTAGCGCCAGCCTGATTCGATGGGTCCAAATTGGGTCATACTTTGTTGGGTGGGTGGGGGTGGTGTGGAGTTAGATTATGACGGTTTTCTTGCTAGCGGCCATGTCTCGAAGTTTTGGGAGTTGGTTGCGGATGCAAAACGAGATGACTTCCGAAAGTGATTTGCCAGTGGCCTTTGAAACCTCCTGAAGGTCCAGCCGCACCTGATTCCCCGGTCGAAAACCTATGTAAGAGTATTTTTTGTTTTTGCTTTTGCTCTTCATGTTGGACAACGTTTTACATTGTTTTACCTGACGGCGCAAGATAAAAGTGTGAAATTGTTAAACAAAACAAAGAATTACCTATGAAAAAGAAGCAGAACGATTATCTTGGCGTCCGCATCTCCCCCGAGCAAAAAGCGTATTTTGCGATCACTCCGGCTTGACGGGCTTCTCTTTCACGATTGAGTCAATAACGGCCCCTATCGGTATCCCACCGCCTTGGGCTTCATTCCGCAGTCGTTTCGCGGTCTCCGGGCGGACATAGAGGGTCAGCTTAATGTGACCAAGAGTCCACCGTTTAAACCGTTTTTGGGGCTTTTGTTCGGGTTTTTCGGCTTATTGCCGTCCAAAAGCATAGAGGCTTGATATTTCGTCCGTTGTCAGTGTTCGAGTCCAGATTGACAAGTCATCAATCCAGCCTGTGGAATATAGTAAGGATGATCCGTAATGGTTCCCCAAACAAAGGACATCTGATCCCGAGGCAGTCCAAGCGGGAACCGATAGACTGGGAGGCGCCGACGCTCCATTGACCCTGGCGGAAAGGGTCGTTCCAGCGCGAGTCAGGACAATGTGGTACGCGGTATTGGATGCGAAGTTTGCCGAGGGATAAAACTCGTACAAGTTATTTGAATTGCCAATGACATCCACACGGTCGGACCGGATGTATATTCCAAGCAAGTCGCCATTGGCAGTCGTGGTTTCACAGACACCCAGCACATAGTTTGACGCAGCAAGCGTGTCAAGGCTTACCCAGAATGACAACGTCCAGTTCGATCCGCGAAGAGCGTTTGCGCACGCCGTGGCATTGACCAAGGAATACCGGTTTGCCAAACCGGCGCAGTAAACCGCGCCATTCGTATAGGTTGTGCTTGAACCGGGGGAAAGAGCATAGGAAGCAACGTCGTCAACAAGCGAGCCATTAAAGCGCCATCGCGCCGTCATGCTCGCGGTGTCAATCCATGAGGCCACCGGCTGGTCAAACATCGCCGGATCGTTGAGCGTGAGCGGTTGGGTATGAGCCGTTGCCGGCAACAGCAGCAAGCCTGCCAGCACGAGTGCATCCATGCCGCCGCTCGAATGATGCGGATAGCACGCGGAGCAATCCTTGCGCAGGCAATCCGCGCAGAGCGAGTTGTGTTCCTCTTTGGGCGGCTCTTCGATCTCCGGCGGGCCAAAGCGCTTGCCCAGCAGACATCCGATGGCGAACATTGCGGCTGCCACGACTAAGAAAATAATGACTACTGTGATTGCTTGCATATTGCTGAGACGAAAGTTCCTGTTGATTTGACAGAGATAAGCATGTTGTGCCCATTCGTGAGAGTCATCGTTGTCCCTCCGTTATCATACCGAGTCCATCCGCTGGGTAATGTGATTGTGCGATTTGCTCCGTTGGCCCGCAGTTCATACGCCATTGCCCCGGTGCCAGAGACTCCGCTAAAAGTAAAATTCCCGCCCAAATCTCTGTTTTGATACACCGAATTGAACGAAACTGTCTCAGACCAGTCGCCGGACGTGCTTCCATTATCCATCGCAAAAGCTGAACCATGCAGTCCTGTCAACTGACTGGCGTCTCCCGTGTATGATCCAGAAATGTTGAAATTCCCTGCTGCTTGCCAGGTTCCAGCCAACCTATTATAATATATAGTCCATGTGTTGCCTTGGTAAAAATAAGACAAGTTTGTCGCATAAGTCGCGCTCGTGGAAAAGTTAGCGCTCCCAGAATAATCTGACCAATAAGCGTTCGTGGCGTAGGCCGCATTTGTTGCTACTGGTCCCGTCGCGCCCGTGGCCCCGGTGTTGCCTTGCGGTCCAACCGGACCTTGTGGTATTGTGAAATCAATCACTGCCGATGTTGAAGTGCCGCTGTTGGTCACGGCAGCATTTGTCCCTGCCCCAACAGTTGTGACTGTTCCAACCGAGAACGTCGCGTTGGCGCCTGAGTCGCCTTTGATTCCCTGTGGAATCGAGAAATTGACGACGGCGGCCGAAGAGGAACCTGAGTTGCTCACAGTCGCGTTTGTGCCCGCTCCAACTGTTGACACTGTGCCGATCGCAATTGTTGCCGCGCTGCCCGTGGCCCCGGTCGCCCCGGTCGCCCCGGTATTCCCTTGTGGTCCTTGACTGCCAGTCGCCCCGGTCGCGCCTTGCGGCCCAGTCGCCCCGGTCGCTCCGGTGTCACCCTTGGCGCCTTGCGGACCCGTCGCTCCAGTGTTTCCTTGTATGCCTTGCGGCCCGACCGGGCCTTGCGGAAGCTTGATGTCAAGCACCGCCGCCGTTGCCGTGCCTGAGTTTGTCACAACCGCGTTCGTTCCAGCGCCTACTGTTGACACGTTGCCAATCGCAAATGTTGCGTTGGTTCCCGAGTCGCCTTTGGGGCCTTGCGCGCCTGTCGCGCCGGTTGCGCCCTGCGGGCCTTGGCTGCCCGTGTCGCCTTTCGCGCCGTTCGCACCCGAGTCGCCCTTGGGGCCTTGCGCTCCCGTCGCGCCTTGAGGACCTGTCGCTCCATTTGTGCCGTTGACTCCATTCGTGCCATTGACACCGGCAACGCCCTGGATGCCTTGCGGTCCCTGGCTTCCCGTGTCGCCTTTGGCCCCAGTCGCCCCGGTCGCGCCAGCAACACCCTGAATTCCCTGCGGCCCCTGAGCGCCGGTTGCGCCTGTTGCGCCTTGGGGTCCGGCCGCTCCATTTGTGCCGTTGACTCCATTCGTGCCATTGACACCGGCAACGCCCTGGATGCCTTGCGGTCCCTGGCTTCCCGTGTCGCCTTTGGCCCCAGTCGCCCCGGTCGCGCCAGCAACACCCTGAATTCCCTGCGGCCCCTGAGCGCCGGTTGCGCCTGTTGCGCCTTGGGGTCCGGCCGCTCCGTTTGTGCCGTTGACTCCATTCGTGCCATTGACACCGGCAACGCCCTGCGGGCCTTGAGCGCCGGTTGCGCCCGCCGCCCCAGTGTTGCCTTGCGGGCCTTGAGCGCCGGTTGCTCCCACAGCTCCTTGCGGGATTGAGAATTGGAGTTTTAAAGACTTCGCATCACCAAGATTTGTGACGGCAGCATTCGTTCCGGGACCGACCGTGACCGTGTTGGTTACTGTTACCGTTATTGTGTTCGATACGCTGTTGATCTGCGCCACAATCGCCGCGTTTGTCTGCGCGAGTTGGTTTGTGGTCGCCAGCCCGTTTGCCGAGGCGAAGTTGGACGGCGCAACCGAGCGTAATACGTTGTTTGTTCCAACGGTGACGGTGATGCTCTGCGAGTATACGTTACAACAAAGCATTGCAAAGAGCAGTATATATTTCATATTTGTCCTATGTCTGAGAGCCTGGGCGCGGGATTCCCGTCCTCCCCTTCAATGATGTCGAGCTGATACCAAAGCGCATTTTTACTCCATTGGAACTGCAACGGGCGGGAAAACCGTATAGCACTGCCCGTGTCGTAGATTGGGAGCACCCCAGGGGACGGCGCACCGCCGATACCTGACTCCAAGACGGTCACGGGGATTGAAGCGACTGGCGATGGCACGGCGTTTGAATCCACAATGAATACAACCAGCAACGCATCGAACCTGCCAATGCCGATCTCTGTTTGATATGGTAGCAGGTCGATTGCAGCGTTGAACTTTGAAGAGTCAAGAGAATCCCAATCGCCTTGGGAAATCACGTTTATGGCTGGCGCATACCATGGGCCGGACAGGTAGGCTTCGGCGCATGGGTCGCTAGCCGACTTGAAGCCGATGCCAATTTGCGCGACGCCAGACAGGTCGCCTGCGATTGCTCCCGCGCTTAAAAGGCCGACCTCAAAGCGCACTTTGGAAGCTCGGTAGAACGCGATGCTCCTGCCAGTGAGGACGTTGGTGATTCCGTCGCCTACGCCGTCGATTGGTATTGCTATACGATGTCGCAGAACTACCATTCGTCACACACCTGAGCTTAGTACGGTCACGGGTATGACCGCAATGGGGTTGATGTTGCCCAATGCGTCTATAGTGTATACTACTAACGCGGCTTGAAACTTGTTCGCAATACCGATGTTGGTCTGCGCTTGCGAAAGCGTGAATGCAGCGTGGTAATTGGCCGGGTCGCCAGCGGTCCACTGTGGGTCTGTAAGGGTGTTTGTCGGAGCGGCTGGCGTCACGTTTGTTGCCAGCCAAGTTCCCAAAATAGCGGCGTCTTGAAACCCGCAAGCGATTGTTGACACTCCGGTGAAGTCTGCCAATATAACTCCGCTGGAGTACAATCCGATCTCGATCCGCACAATAGACTTGCGGTAAATTGACGGCGGATTTGTCAACGTGTCGGCTCTGTTGTTGACCGTAGCGCCAGGGGACGTCAGGTCAATTTGAAGCCTCAGCCTGTTGGTTGGGATTTGTGACATTATATTAATTTCCAGTCGTCAAAATTTCATATTATCCTCAGCCCAGGAAGCTCGTAGAGGACTGGCGTATGGTCCAATCCTGTCAAACGGGATGTTGAAGAACCCGGTGGACATAGTAGGAGAGCCGTCTAACAGCCGATAATAGCTGTTGGTCGCACGCATGAAACGCGGGTCAGCAATGATTGAATTCCTGTCAGGTCCAATGCTTTGCCATGTCGACCACGCAATGGTTGTGCTTGTTCCAGACAGGGTCCTGCCAGCGATAATGTCAGTGCCGCCCGCATAGATTATGTTCTTGTCCCATTCGTTGTGTTCCGTGTCAGTATCGGTCAAATCATACAATTTGGCGGCAGTGTTAGTATATGACACAATATTGTGGGTGAATTCGTTGCTGGTCATTATCAAACCATTCGGAAGCACCACATCTTCCGGGCTAACTTGCAGCCCGCGAAACGACGCCCAAGCCTCCTGTCCCGTCATTATGCTGTAGTTTGACAAGAGTGTCGGCAATAGGGCGGACCAGCCTGCGGGATAGCCGTAAAAGCGCACTTCCTCGTTCCCAACGTCCAGGACGATATTGTTATTCGCGTGGCATTCCAACGCTCCGTTGAACATAATTCCAGCCAGGGAGCATCTATCTATGACGTTACCAAGGACATCGACTCCCACGGATTGATTATCAATATACACCCCATAAGCCGCTTTTGGCGTTCCGCGAACGCCGCTTGAAAACCCATATCCAAGACTCCCGTGGATATGGTTAAATTGTATAACGCTGCCTCTGGAACGAACCCAGTCTCCGCCTTCGGTGTAAATTGCCCCAGTATCGTCGGTTTCCAAATTCACATCGTGAATATAGTTGTATTCAACTACGATATTATTTCCATCAAATCGGATTCCCGCGCGCGGACAACTGTAAATCAAGTTGTGGCTGGCCCGATGTCCAACCCCCTCCAAAAGAATGCCACTGCCACTTTTGGCAAAGACACCGGGTTGAAAAATTAAATTATTTTCCGCAACATTGTTGGCGCTGGTCAGATTGGTCCAGTTACCACCGTATATGGTTATCCCACCAGCGCCGGTTTTGGAAATGTCATTGCCATAAACCAAACTGTTTGTTGCATTGTAACAACTTACACCACTGCCGTTGAAATCTCCAACATTCGTGATTGTGTTGCCGATAATCTGGCAGCCAGTTGTGTAATATAGAAAAACCCCATGACCGACTGAACATTCCAATTGAAAGCCCTTAAAGACCACGTTGGAAGCTCCAAATCCCATCTCAACCACATATTGGGCTATTGGCGCATAAGCAAGATGTTGTCCATTCATGTTTTGTGGCCACCAGTAAAGGGTCCATGTTGTTTTGTCCAAATACCACTCTCCAGGACTGTCCAACTCCTCGGCAACGTTCTGGATAAAATACCGATCACCTGGGCGTATCGCATAATCAGTGCTGTTACTCAACGTAATGAGACGGTTTACTGTGTCAATTGAAGCCACCGGAATTATGTTGTTCCACCAATTATATCTTGGAAAAATGAAGACCTCCGCCTCTTGCGGGTTGGCCCAACTGCGGACGTCGCCCACTTTGTATTTGAATTGGGTCATGCTATCGGTTGGAAGATCAATTCCCATGTTTGTCACCGTTCCATCCACATAGGACCAACCTGCACCGTATGGGTCGTTGGTGTCGAAATTCGGATAGCGGGCCAGGATTTGGCGCTGGCCTGACGAGATCAATTGATGAAACGCTATTCCACTGTAACCATCCGCAGCAACGTCAGCTTTCAGAATCTGCCCCTTCCACGGGACAAAGTTGGTAATGGGCATACCTCCAATCAGGCAAGGGTGTTCCCCGACATACGCGCTGTAGGTGATCGGCGTGTTGGATGAGATTCCTGAGTCTTGTGAGAGAATGGAGAATGCGTTTGTTCGATAATAAGTGCCACCGCGAACATAGACTGTCGCTCCGTTGGTCAGCGGCGATTGTGCTTTTCTTGTGCGCAACTCAGTTCGTGCCCTCTCCAAGGTTGCAAAAGGACCGTCTGTTGCGTTTTCATTTGGAGCAGCCAATGTCCCGCTCCAATTGTCATTACCATTGGTCGCAACATAGACCCGCACTTGAGCAGTGCAAATCCATGATGACATAATCATCAGCAAAACAAACAACCTTCTCATATGCTGATTATCTCTGCGTTCCGTACCCATCGTTGTAAAGGATTTTAACTTCATCGCCCGAGATCGCTCGATTATAGACGCGCACATCGCTAATTTTCCCAGGGAAATACGATCCGGCATCACTTCCAATAGTAAAGGGTGTTGCGACGTTTCCTAATGCTCCATTAGCGGAAACTGCATTGGAGGCGTCCCCATTGTTAAAGTAACTCTTCAAAGTTGTTCCATCATAAGTCATTGACACAAAACACCATTTGGCAGTTGTGGTGTCAGGTGCATAGACATATGAGTGGAATACTGTACCCGCAGAGTTCCGAAACCCAAATTCAAAACCCGTATTCTCCAGGCGATAAACATAGAAATCAGCCACGCTGCCATCTCGCATGCCAAGAATACTTTTGTAATAATCGTCAGCATTCGGTCTGATCCATGCGGTTAATGAAATCCCGCTTGCGCTGCTAAGCATGTTTGCCGTCAAGGGTGTGGTAACAGTTGTGTTCTGCCCATCGAATACGCCCACGTATCCTCCCCTCCCAGCCGAGTAATAACCGGATTCGCCCGTGGCATTGCCGGACCATGTTCCATTCCTACTAAAAATGCTAGAATCTATAGAATTAGAACCGCTGCCTTCATTGAGTTTCCACCAGCCGAACAGTCCAGGAACACTCCCCCATCCGGTTAGATAAGAAATGTAATTGGAAAGCGTCGTCAGCGAATTGGCAGTGGCCGCGTTGGTCTGGACAATAGCATTGCTCAAAGCAAGATTGGTCAAGCCCAGAGCGGTGAGCAGCAAATTGGACGCGCTTCCAATCTGCGATTGCAATGCCGCGTTGGTCTGGATGATGGCGTTGCTCAACACCGTATCCTGGATATTAGTTAGCCCTCTTCCATTCCCAGCCAATTCTGCAAAATAGTTCTGAGTCGAATCTGCTCTAAGGTTCCAAACACTTCCATCGTCAATGGCGTTATAGGTTGTTCCATTGACTGTCACATTGTTAAGGTGGATGGTTCCGTTAGTGGCGTGCCACTCGTTGGCGTAACAATATAGGGTGTTGGTGTTGTTTATGCTGCAATTTTGAAGATAGATGTTCGTAAATGTCCCAGGAAGTGAAGATGCATATACAGAAAGGAACTGAACGAATCTTTGGTCAGAGTGGATGTCCGAGA